TGTGGCTCATTATCGCCAAACTTAAAGCACCACTCACAAGGGAAAATAGGAGTTAATGTTTTTTCTACTAATTGTGTTTCTTGGTTTTCCATGTTTATTTGTTTTTGTTATAAATTTTTAAGTGTCTGTCTATTCCTTGTACTGCTGCATCAAGTGAGGCGTAATAGCTATGTCTCCAGTAAAACCATTTACCATTTAGTATCATGTTATCCCATTTGATAATCATGCCTTTGTAGGTGTATTGTTTTGAGATTCTGCCGTTGCTGTTTACATAAGTAAACTCTTCTTTGATGCCTTTCTTCTTTTGTTCAAGGGATAGTTTTTGATTCATTTGTTTAGTTTGATGGGATTAGTACCTCGAACAATACTTTCTCTTGGCTCTTAGGCTGTCCTTTAATCATATTCTTGTATATTGAATACGCCTTATCATAATCTTTGGACATTGAACCAGAGACAATCATTCCGTCTTGTCTGGTAAAATAAAAAATTTCGTTAAGTAAAAAGTCGAGTTCTTCGATAAATTGTAGGTTTTTCATGTTATTGGTTTTTTGGTGTTGTTGTTGTTTCTTCGTTGGTTTCTTCTTCATCTTCCCAGTCGCAGTACTCTAAGCATTCTGGACATAGGTTAATTTCTGGGTAGTTGGTGTGTGCTCCACAGCAAGTAGAAAATGGCATATCTAAGGATTTTTGGTGTTTAGTTTAGATAATCGGCTGAAATAAGTTTTTGGGTCTCCTATTTTAGCTTTGCTCATGTTACTTTCATACTCCAATGGGTGTATGCAGTTTTTTGTCTCGTGATTGTAATAGGCTTGTTCGCCTTTGTCAATGAGTATGCCAGTTATGGCACATTTCATTGGATGGGTTAAGGTAATTAATTGGTGCATTTGTTTTTGGTTTAGTTTGGTAAAATTAGAGGTTTTTTGTTATAATTTAATTTATTTTAGTTAATTTTTTGTTAAATGGTTGTGAATTTTTGTTCAGCAAAGTAAACATTCTCTTGAGGGCATAGTTTAGATAGCTGGATTTTTATGCCATTAATTAAAATTTCATCTTCTGCACTTGTTATAAGTTTCTTCATTTCTGGAAACATTACAGAAAATGTAACTATGTTAATCATTGCGTATTTTATATCTTTATTTTGTGTCAATGCTTGATGCATAAAATCAAAAAATAATTTTCTATCAAAGATTTTTATCGGTTCCATAAAAGATTTTTGTGGGTTTTTTGGGAGTTTTTGCTGGATTTTTAGCAGGTTTTTGCATGGGGTTTTTGGCAGATTTTTGGCACTATATAAGTGTACTTTATAGGGCATTTAGTTAGCTTTTACCGATATTCAATGGCAAAGCATAGCTAAAATGCTATTAAAGGCACTTTATAGGCTTAAATTTCGCTTATCTTATTTGGATAGTATAAAGATACCAACCGCAAAGAAAGTGGCTAAAAACGGCTTATTTTGCTAAATATTCGTTTTGTCTTATTTGTGCTATCCTTTCGGCTAATTGGTCGGTATTATAAGATTGAAACGCAATACCGCCTCCATATTGTTTGTTATGGAACTTTCGGCCTCCTAATTTACGGCCCAAATAAAGGGCCCTTTCGTATGTGTCCGCTAATTGTAGAAAGTGGACAACAAAACGAGGGTTTCCGTTTGTGTCGTTGTTAATACGTGTAAACATGGTTAAAATTTTGGTTTGTACGGGTAAGCGGGGGGACTTACTCCGTTTCGCTGAATTTAACAGCTCATCAGCAAACCCTACAAAACAGCCACAATACTTTTTATTTCGGTCATGGGTATTTTATGACAGCCTACGGAAACAATGTCGCCATCTACTCCATTAAAAGTATATGAGCCTATGTGTTGACCTTTCTCGAGTTCATTTCGTATTAATCTTTTATAAGCTGAAATAAACAAGGGTTTAGGCATCTTTACTCCTCCGCTTGTTTCAATCATTTGGCTTTCATTATTAAATCTCAATAAGTAATGACCCAAATTTGCATAGATTGACGATATTTTAAATTGGCGGAAAGCCTCTATTTTTTCGGCTGCATCAACCAGTGCTTTTGCCTCCGCTTTCTTTTTGTTCTCATCTTGTTTTATTTGCCATTGCTTAAACTCTTTTGACTCTTGATAATCATGCAACCAGTTAACAATATCGGAATATCTTTTATTTATAGTTTCATATTCAAATATTAAACCATCTAAACTAAAAAACGCTTTATAATTATCAAAAACGCCAATAGCTACTTTTGTTTGTTCTATAAACCCGTTTTTTAATTTTGTTGCCGTTATTGCTTTCTTTTTTGAGTCCTCCGCATATTCTAAATAATTATTTAAGTTTTCCAAATGTGCGTTTGATGCTAAATTAATATCCTCGAAAATTGTTTTCACTTTGAAAAAATGAACATTTGCGGGAATAGAACGCCAAACAAGGCTTTGATGTTTTGACGTAGTATTGGAGTAGTGCTTATCATTAAATAAAACGCACTTTTGCCCGTTCTGGTTTGTCATGTGTTGAGCCAGTTTAAAATGGTAGCCATATGAATAGATACTACCATATTCAAAAAACATATTTGAGCCCGTTCCATGTGTTTGAGTTTGATTGGCCCAAACGTGTGTCAATTCGCTGTTGTTAAATTTTGTTTTCATTGTGTTGTGTTTTGTAGTGTTTAAAGGTTTGTTTATTTGTATTGTGTTAACTCTTGCCAGATAGTCTTTGCAAGGGTATAAACTAAGATTGAACCAATGAATAAGCTGATAAGTTCTAAGATTGAAATGTGTGTCATGTTATTTAATTTTAGTTAGTAAATAATCAGTAAGTAATTTTGCTGCTTTTGATATTATAATAATGGTTAAGACAATAACCCAAAGCAAAAGAAAGTTAGATAAGTGTTGCATAGTGCTTATTTTTTAAGTGAGTTAATAGTAAACAAAATAGCAATACCACTAAAGGCAATTCCGTTCATAAACATCTTAACATTTGGGCTGTCAAATGTAGAGGTTAACAAATTGAATAAACAAATAGAAAGCATTACGAAAGAAAGTAAAAAGATAACTAATTGAGGTAATTTGTAGGCTGATAACTTTTTCATTTTGTGTTGGTTTTTGGTTTGTTTGTCGTTATTGACAGAGTAAAGATAAGTACCAAATATTAAATAAACAAAAAAAATATAAAATATTATTAAATTATTTTCAGTCTATATTTAGACCGCTGGTAAACTTTCTTTACTATCCTTAATTGGGTGGGATATATTCTATACTACATATAGTATATAATATATAATATATAATATAAGATATAATATAGAATATAATATATAATATATACTTCAATAAATAATATAGTTTATATTATATTCGGACTACTTTACCAAAGTATGTTAACCCTTAATTGTGTGTCGGTTGTTATGTTCTGCAAATGAGACACGAACTAATTGTATTCATAAATATAGTACCAATTACAGCCCAATAAGTACCCAATTTAACATAATGGTAATTATAAGACAATTGCATCATTGAATATCAGTGTGTTATATATGTTAATTTATACCACTATACCCTATACCCCTTTCATTCGTGTAATCAATGGTACAACGCCAATGTGCCCTTCATATTTTTGATATAAAACATTGTTTTCACCAATTTTAACTTTTGTTCTATTATTTAGAATTATTGTTGTAGCTTTGATTTTAGTTAGGTAGCGGAATTGGTATACGCAAATCAATGGTTAGGGTGCAAACCACTATTAAGGAGCTGAATGTCCATAAACATTCTTTGACTTTGGAGTGTTGATAGAAATACTCAAATAGCACTAATGCAGGTTCGATTCCTGCCCTAACTGCAAAATAGTCAAGTGGCCGAAAGTGGTGGCACCTACCTCAGTGGCGTGATTCGGTTAATGGGTAACTGTAGGTTCGAGTCCTACCTTGACTTCAAATAGATGATATGAAAGATACTTGTGCAAAAAGAAACTATAAGTGCAAATGTGGTGTAGTCCAGGAGGAGTATGTTTGGAGCAGTCAGATTAGGGAGGTGCAGTTTGAGTGTAGGAAGTGTGGGAACTGGCTTGGGTTTAACAACATCAAGGTAGATAAGGTAGTGAGTATTGTGTCTATTAGAACGCCAACCAAAAATCGATAATATGAACGCAGAGTTTAAGGACATAACGAAAGAAGCATTTATCATTGCTTATAGGGAGAATTTTGGAAATATTACCATTGCTTGTCAAGCGTGTGGGATTAGTAGGACTATGTATCAGAATTGGATGAAGAATGATAACGAGTTTAAGAAGGCATTAGCTGAAATAGAGCCAGAGGAGATTATGTTAGATTGGGGGGAGCACAAGTTGATGGAGAGGATTACCAAGGGCGATACCTTGGCTACGATGTTCTTGCTTAAAACTAAGGGCAAGAGAAGAGGGTACATTGAAAAGACAGAGGTGGCTCATGAAGGGGATGTGGTGAAGCAGATTACGGTGAACGTAGTGAAGCCATCAGAATTACCTAACTTGCAGAAGCAACTTGATGGTGATGAGAATATAATAAACTTCGATACTCAGAAAGATAACAGCTTTACTGTTCCAGCCACATTGGCTTCCGAGGTACCAGAGATTCCATTATATGACCATAGCAAGGGTGAGTTGTTAGAT